ATACATTCTATATTCCAAATAAGCTTCAGTTTTTCTTGGTCTTGAATTTGGTTTAACGGTACAATTTTTTATAAATTCCATAAAGTTATCTTTACTAATACTCCAAGTAAAGAAATGATTTTCTTTTGAATTACCACATTCTAATGGCCATTCATTTAAATCTAGTGGTCTAATGTTATATTCAACACACCATTCATATCCTGTTTTAAAATCTTCCATATTTTTATTTTCGGCCAAAATCAGCTGGTATCTCACCCCATTCTTTAGTTAACCATTTATTTATTTTAATATTTTTATTTTTAAGAAATTCACAAGCTTTGTTCATCCTTTCAGTTACTTCACCATCAAATGTTGACTTGTGTTTCTTATCTCTAACCCAAGCTATTGCGGTTATACTATCTGACCAAATATTTGGTTCTATTTTGTTTTTTTCACAATAATGTATCGCATGACATATTGCTAAAAATTCAGCAATGTTATTGGTCCCTGGCCCTAATTTTTCTTCAAAGATAATTTGACCTGTTTCCAAATCAACACCCCTATAAAAACATGGTCCAGGATTACCTTCGGTACCACCATCAACACATATACCTCTTGTAGGTTTAGAATTGTCTTGTGTCATCTACAAATAGTTTTGGATTAGTCTCAATCCAATTAATAATTGGTGCTTGAAATGGTGCTGCTAACAACATACCATTCATATATAGAACATCCATAACGATATGAAATTCTTCACCCAATTTAAACTTTAATGGTTCTGGAATACCATTAAATTTAACTTCCATAGGTTTCTTTAACCTAAAAACTTTGTTTGCATATTTTACTTTACTCATAATCCAACTGTTTGATTTAATTTTTCAAAAAACATTTCTCTAGTTTTAGCTGAAATGTATTTATTTATTTCTTTTGGTTCAACATTATTTTGAACCATAGTATCCATTTCTTCCTTGATAACGTCATTTACAACCCATCTAATAACATCACCCATTTTCTTAACATCTAATGGTTCTGAATTTGGAAATACGTTTTCAATAGCTTGATTAACTCTACTATCAGTTACAGCATAGTCAACAAACTCTTTAATTGAGTTTAATTTTTCAACATCAACTGCGGCCAATGTTTTAACCTTTGATGAACTGTGTTTTTCACCCTTAACTTTGAACCTATGTACCACATCTTGGTATTCACAAGACCACACAATACCTTCACCAATCATACCAATTTCAAAATTAATATCTTCATTTAATTCAGAAACTACTTTACCTTCATTTCCAAATTCTTTTAAATTTATAATATACTCCATTTTATTTATCTAAACATTTTACTTTCCAACCATTAGTTGATTTATTTTTACTTTTTAATTTAAAATTAATTACACCATCAATTATATTTTCCTTTCTAGGATATTGTATGGAAAGACAAACTATTTTAAAGAAAATTTAATAAAATTAATACCATTAGGGTTTTTAATACGTTTTTCTTTGAAAATAGATTTTAATTTATCTTTAATTGGATTGGTAAAATTAGGTAATGATTCATTTTCAAACCAAATATTCCCATTTTCAGCCTCATAAGCCGTATTATTTTCTAAAACAGAGAAACCAAATGCTTTTGCAACTGGACATTCTTCCTCAACCGCAATCGTTAATTCAGATAATTCATTTTGAACCAACTGAGGCATGTTAAAATCAATTTCCATTGAGTATGTTGGGTAATCATCAATGTTATAGATGTTATGCTCTGGTGCTCTTAAATAAGAATAATCAACCCAATATGCTGGATTGGCTTTTAACTCTTCTTCAGTTTCAGTATATGGTGTTATTTTAACACCAAAGATGAAGAAAGATTTAGGTATATTGCAAATACCAACACCTTTTTGGATATTACCACCACACCATTCACCATATATCGAAATGGTGTCTTTAGGTCCTATATCATTTTTACTAGCTACTTGTGAAAATAAAATAGAAAATATATATTTTTTTGATTCAACGAAAAAAGCAAAACCAGCGTTATCTTTTTCTGGTGTTATAATATTTTCACGCGATTGAGCCCATATACCATCACTGTTATTTTGACAAACACCAGCGTTAGTACCATGTAATTTTACAGTACCTTTAAAGGTTAATACTGGTTTTGGCATTGATGGGTCATAAATAGCCTCACCATTTTCATCTAAACCAACAAAATTGTAACGTCTATTAACATTAGAAACAACAGTTCTAAATTGTTCAATAGATGGGAATTTGATTAATCGTTTAAATTTATTCATTTTTATTTATTTAATATTTATTATATTTACTCCTATTTTCATTACCCCATAATGGTTGTAAATTTGATAGGGCATTTACCACACTAGGTAATTCATTTTTATCAAATTTAGTAACTGGTTTTATATGGTCAATATGCCATTCACCATAATTTTCCCAAGACATACCATCGGTAAATAATGTCTCTATGTGTTTTTTAAGGTCTAAAGCTGAATAACCAAGTATATCAATTGTTTTACCTTCTTTTTTTGTACCAAATCTCCTCAATTGGGATTTTAAAACACTACGCCAAGCAACAACATGTGCATATTTTTTATTCCACTCTTTATTCTTTTTTAAAATTTTATCTTTGTTTTGTTCATAATACCATTTACGATATTCTGTAATTTTATCTGGATTATTCTTTCTATAATCTTGTTTTAATTTTTTTATTTTATCTTTATTTTCTTCTCGATACTTTTTCTGTTCTTTAAGTATTTTATCCCTATTTTCAGCGTGATATTTAACAAAATATTCTTTATTATCGTTATAATATTTTTTCTGTTTTTGTTTCTTATCACATTTTGTTTTTTCCCAATATTCTTTTTGTTTTTTCTTTACACATTCAATACAAATCGTATTATAACCATCAGAGCTTTTAGGTTTATTATGAAAATAAATAATTTCCTTTTCACATTTACATTTGTTGCAAATTTTTGTTACCATATTTTATATTTAAATATAAATATCTAGTAAATAAAAAATGTTAAGGAAATTTAATCATTTTTTTCATAATTTTATTTTTTTAAAAATTAACTAACCAGTATATCCCAAAAGACATTAAACAAAATAGTAAAATCAAAAATAAACAACCACAACCTTTTTTAGGGTTGTCGCTATCACTTAAAGCAACAATTTCTATTGCTCCAACAATTACTTCACCTATTATTTCTTCTGGCATAGTTTTATTTTAAACCGTTTCTAATTTATTAACTCCCATTAACGTATCTAAATACTCCCACATAAGTTTACCATCGGCTGGTGTGTTTAAGAACAAAGCACCTTTAAACTCTTGGTATTCTTTGGCATACATATCAACTTTACCACCATGTTCAATATTGGCAATTCTATCACCCAATTTAAGAATAATAGCATCTGGGTTACTAGCTGTTTTAGGTAGTGTTTTCTCTTTTTTCTCTTTTCTATTTCTACCAAGTTCATCAGTCACACAGTAAACCATTTCAGCTACATCAATACCAAAATGTTTTTTAATGTCATTATATGAAATACCATCATCCTCAATACTATCATGCAAATATCCAGCAACAATATATTTACCAGAGAAGCCATATCGCTTCAAAACATCAACAACATCATCCAAATGTTTTTCATAAGGAAAAATCTCATCATACGATTGATTTGAATGTGCTTTAACTGCAACCATTCTTGCTTCTTTGTAAACTTTTTCGGTATATTTCATAACTTCATATATTAATATGTGCAAATATACTAATAATATTTCAATTATACAAATATTTGTTTAATTATTTGTTTTTAATTTCTTGAAATCTATCAATTAACATTCTAACGTATGTTTTACCATCCAAACCATACCCACCAATAGCCCAAAAGTCATTGATTTCGACCAATATCGTTTTAAAACTATTACCATCTCTAACTAAACCAACATCTAGTGTGTAGGATACTGGACTTTCATCATAACACTTTTGCATCATTGACTCAATAGTGAACACATCTGGAAATCTGGTAAAATCACCATCATAATGTTTAATACCAACCAATTTATTTTTGTGAATAAAACAACGGTATTCAGATACTATATCAACAACTTCCGAAGTATAAACAGCTGTATTTGGATTAACATCTGAATAATACATTCCTATATTATGTAATGTTGTACTTTTTTCTAAAACAAACCCAGTAAACAACTTAATATCGTAAGCTGGTTTTATAAATATTGGCAAGTCATCAACTGTTATTTTACCAAATCTAGTTCTTTTAATATTTCTACCATAGAATGAATCTAATGATTTTGGATACCCAATGTATTTTGGTGTTTCAATACCTACAGCGTTCCAAAAAGCCTTTGTGGATTCTACCGAACCAATGATTATATCATCTTTATCAAAAACTTCACATTCAATTAAATCTGGTAATGTGAAATCATCAAATGGAACTATGGTAAAACCCCTATCTTCTAGGGGTTGTCTTGCTGAATAAACAAAATCATCAAACCATTCTTTACCACATTTTTGTAAATAAGCTTTCATTATTCTTTATATCTGTTTTTATACATTAAAATGGTTGTCGATGCTTCTGGCACCATACTTTCACCAACTTGAAGGTGTGGGCTTTTTTCGCCATTTGTTACAAACATAAAATTACCTTGTAAACCTTTGGTGTGTTCGGCCAAATTATCACCATTCCCAGTGATTAATGTTAATTTATGTTTTTTAATTAACTCACCCAATTCTGTATAAAATTCCTTTGTCATAATTATAACATTTTATATAACGATTTATCATCGTAGTTTAACATATATTCCTTCACTGATTCTATTTTACCATCAACTAAACCAAAATACAACCCACTAAACATCTTTAAATCGTTTTTAGTGGTTGTTTCCATAACTGACATGGCAAACTTCTTTCTTTCATCTGAAGATGCATCAGATGGTCTTATTTTGGATAATTCACACCATATTGATTCCAATTTGGCAACCAATTCATCATAACCATCTTTTAATTTGTACAATTCTTCCCTTCTATCTGGAAATGTTGATGCAAATTCTTCAATTTCATTAGTTTTGATGATAACCATGATGTTATGTTCAGCAGTTTTACCTTTTAAGTGGTGAACAGCCAAGTAAGCTGGGTTTTTAATTTTAACCCTGTTATCATTACCATCTCTAACAACATAACCTTCTTCTGACCATGGCATACCAATTAATGTATCAGCCAATTCATCAGCATTACCAACATTTAAATCATATGCTTTAACCAATGGTATACCCAATGATTCTGAAACCATAAATAAATCAACTTGTGACAACTCTTTTAATGTTAATCTATTTCTAACAGCCAATAATTTAGCTGATGATTCACCATGTGGTGTAACAACAATATTGTATGGTGTTGTTAACTCAAAAACATATATATGGTTTTTATCTAATAAACAAGTATTGAATGTGTATTTTGAAATTACGGTGTCCCAAAATAATTCATTAAATGTTGTACCGTATTTGTTATTAACTTCACCTTCACCTTCAGCAGTACCAGTTGTTGCGGCAAACCAAACTTCTTTATACCAGTCCCAATAAACTTGTATCATGGTACCATCTTCTTTATTAAGAATATGTGCAGTATCCCAGTCTATTTTAGCAGCATGTGTTTCTGAACTATTGAAAAACTTCCTAAAAGCTAAAGACATAACATTCCAAGTATGTTTTTCAAGTATTAGACCTCTACAATCCCTAACTTCATCCAAAGACATATCCGATTCAATTTGATTGTATTTTAAAAGAATCTTGTGTTCGTATTCCTTACAAATAAGATTAAATTCAGATATGGCTTTTTCTAAACCATATTTTTTTATGTAATTAACAATAGATAGCATAATTTTATTTAATTATGCAAATATACATAAAAAAAAGGTAACCACCAAATGATTACCTTAATTTTTTCATTATCTTATTATTTTATTTGTGGTTCCATCATCATAAACTTCAAAAATAATACCTTTAGTCTCTAAATTAACTTCTTGACCTAATGCATTAACATATTTAATTATTTTTTTAGTCGATTCAGTTCTATTGACTGATATGGGTCCATATATTTTATTTTTACCGTCTATATCATATTGTTTTAATATGTAATAAAATATACCACCTTTATTATTATAATTAATATGTGAATAATTTATATTTTGTTGACTATTACCAGCTGCTTGTTTTTTTGTAATAAATCCCCAATTTTCACCGTCATTACTGATTTCCAAATCAAAATGATAAGAATTGTGTTCAGATGCGGTGGTCCATTTTATAACATCCCAAAATGGGTAAGGTGTTCCTTCAAAATGTGTTAGTTCAACTGGTAATGGTGTTATAGTTGTTATATTAACCATAAACCCACCCCATGACCCAACATTTAATACATCAGTTGTCCACCTTATCGTTAATTCACCATTTGAACCAGTTGATGTTACGTCTGATGGTGTAACTGAACCAGTTAAAGTTGCAAGTAGTGGTGCTGATGTGTTTGGACCATCGTGTATGTATAAATAATCAAAATCAATTTCTAAATCTAAATTAATAAATGAAATATTCAATTTTTTTGTATTATCAGATGGTGTAAATGTTATAGTTCTATCTATATTATTACTATAATTACCAAATATTGGTCCAGCTGGTCCGATATTATCGGTAATTGTATAGGTATAGCTTTCATTTAATGTTTGATTACATGCACCTAAAAAAGGGATAAGTGTATTTTCACTAGCACTAGTAGATGTTAATGATAAATCATCAATATATCGTTCAGCACCACCTGAAGCACGTTTATCAATTATTCTTATACGTATATTTGTTAAACCTAATGAACCTAAATTAACAGTTGCTAATTGATATGAGGTAGTAAAAGATGTTATAACTAATCTTGAAGTCCATGTTGCTCCATCTGGTGATGTTTGCACTTCAAATCTAGGTGTACCTGAAGATGCGGTACTTCTTCTATAATAGAAACTTAACACACCTGGATTCGCTATTTGTGGTAATCTAATATCGTCATCAAAGGCATTAAATGTTAAATAATTTGACCCAGTTCTAGCTGTTGAAGCTGTGGTACCATACTGAACCGATGTATTAATCCAAGTACCCTTTTGCGTTGGTAACGTTGTAGAAAAACTCTCATATATGAAATGTTGGCTACATTGACTTAAACAATTGTATAAAACAAAAATAAAAATAAATAAAATGATACTTTTCATAACTAAAATAATTTACACCCCCTCAAAGATATAAATATCTAATTATCACTCATGATTATATTATTTTATTTAATAATAATCATATATTATTATTAACTTAAATTTAAGTAATATTTACCACATTATACTTAAAAATTTTAACATTTTTTTAACTATTCATCACGTTTATCTCTAATTTTAGCTATTAATTCTTGCAACTCTAAAAATGATAGGTCACTAATTAATCCCATCATTTCATTTTCATCCATCATTTTTTTAGCTGCCATCATTCCACACATTTCAGAAAATAATTTAACATCTTCTGTATCATAAATTAATGAACTAATAAAAATCATAAAATTACCAGTGCTTAATATATTAAAATCTTGCTTTTCTTCACCTTCCATTAATAAGGCTTCACCTATCTTTAATAATTTTAGAGATAGTTCATCATATCGGTCCAAATTCTTCATAATTATTTTTTTTTTATTTATACCAATCTGGTTGTGTTCTATTTTTCCAGGTTGATATTGCTCTTTTGTGTGTTATATAATATAACCTATATGATTCGACAGCAGATGTACTTTTACATTCATCAGGCATAGCCAAAGCAAATGGTGTTGTATTACCATTTTCTTTAATGTTTGGTGTGTTAATCAAACACCATTCAATAATATCTTGTGATTTATGTCTTTTACCATATCTATGTGTATATTCAGCACATAAAGCTAAACCCAAATCACATAACCAAATATAGTTTTCAATACATTCTCTAGCCCATATTGCACATGGGTGATTTTTATGTGATAACTTGTACGGTACTTGGTCGGAACTTAGTCGGTCTGACATATGATGGACTCCACATAACAATTGCGCAGTTTCTAAAATCATCTTAACCACATGCTTATCATTATGCATTTCTGCCGCAATTTGTGGATTTTCATCTAAAACAAATATATTCATAAGACAAATATAGTGATAATTTTTTAATTAACCTAATTTTTCTTCAGTAACAACCCCACTTAATGAAATTGGTGACTCTAATGGTTTCCAATCTGTAATGTCATTTGACATAACTGGTTTACCACCATTAGGATTAATCGCAATTGTAATATGTGGTATTGCGTTATCACTATGATATCCATTAACTTTTACCGCAATAGCCATTTCGGAAATACCTATTTCGGAAGCTGTTATCATTTTTGTTTGACCTAAATCATTTTTTAAATCTTCAGGTAACCCTTTACCAAAATTTATAGTCATGTGGTGTGCAATCACTTTCCAACCTTCTGGTATGTATTTAGATACTGAATCTAATAATTTATTTTTGGAATTGGTATCCAAAACCAAAGATGCAAACATTTTTTGACTATGCATTGGTTTTGCATCTAACACTTTTTGTAAATTCATAGGTCCAGCTGATTCATATGCTTGAATCATTGATTTAATCTTATCTAATGGTACACCATGTGTGTTTCTTTGTGCTAATTCTTCAGCCGATAATCCACCAGTACCAATTTCCACAAATTTTATATTATCATCTGAATAACCTAAATTCAAAGCAGCCTCAACATAATTTTTAGCTTCAGCTGGTCTTATGTTGGTGTTGTCAATAATAACTGGTGTTACACCATTTTTCATAGATGTTACAGCATTCTGAAAATTTGTATTATGTGCCTTGGATAAAGGTGAAAAATCTTTATTAGCCACCATATTATTAAAAAATTTATTATAGTCACCCATAGTTTCTATAACATCATCAGTAGAATGTATAGCACCACTACCAACTAATTCTTTAGCTTTTGTCGATTTTCCAGAACCAGGTATACCACGCATAATAATTAATTCTTGGTCTGGTCTATTAACGCTAACACCCAATGAGTTATTTAAAACACCTTCTCTTAGGATTTTCTTTATCACATCTTTCATAATATATAATTGCTGAATTTATTTTTTAATTCGGTTTCATTCAAATAAGTCATTAAAAATATCTCAGATTGAGAATAATCTTCATTATTTGATATTACATCAAAAAATACAAAATCTTCTGAAAATTCATTTATAAAATCATCAAAATGTTTGACTTTTAAATTATATGAATTTATAGTTCTACCTTCTTGATTGGTTATATAATATAAAACACTTTTTAAATAAAATAATCTATTTTGGTCTTCTTTATTATCAACCATCAAATCCAAAATACCATCAACATTTTGGTTTAACCCAATAAAATCTAATATTTCATTTAATGCGGTATAATATTCGGTATCAATTAAATCTAACTCATCCAAATAATAAGATTCAAAGTTAGATAATTCTTCAGATAATCGATTACTATCAATCATTAAACACATTAACATACCATCTGGTAATTCAACGCTGTAATCAATTGTAACCAATGGTGCATTAGTTTTTAAAATAATGTTGATTATATCTTTATTTAAAATATAAAGTTTTATCTTATTTATGTTTATCATAATGCAAATATAATCAAAATAATTTAATACAACAAATTTTTATTAAATTATTTTCGATTTTCCAACAATTCAATCACTTTGTTCTGTAAATCTTCAGGTAATTTATCAAGAATATCGTCAACATTTATTGGTTGACCTCCCAATGTTTCAAATTTATTTATCGCTTCATAATACTTAATGATTGTACCATCAGATAGTTTTATTTTCTTAAATTTGTTAACATTTGGCGCTGGAACATCTTCACCCTGTTTCTTTGATTTTTTCCAAAGTTTCAAGTTTTTTATAGATACTGGTTTTGTTTCTTTATTATAATACTCACTTTCTGAAAATTCAACCAATTCAGCATATGTAATATCATAATCATATTGACCTTCAAACTTATGTTTCCAATATAAAGTGGTCATGTTGTTATCGTTAATAATGGCCAATAAATAACGACCCTTATCTCTTTCTGTAAATGGTGGGTGTAATATCATTTTATTTGCATCATATACCCATATACCTATTTTTTGACTACCACTTTGGTCAAATTCTAAACTTTCAATAAATTTAATTCTATTGTCAACTTCAGATTTGGCTTCTTCACCCAAATCTTTAAATGTGCTATTTTCAATCCTATTTGGATAACTATCGAGTGTCCAATGTTTACTTTTAATAGCTTCTAATAATCTTAATCTAATAAAATCTTTCATATTAATAAATATTTATATTTTTGCATTTATTCATTAAATATTTTTTTTACTGAACCATCGTCATAAATAAGAATTAAAACACCTTTTTTGTGAATATCAACATCAGCACCATATAGATTAATAACACGAACAACTATACGTATTTTTTTACTATTATCAAGTGAGATAATAGTATGGTATTTTAGTTTACCATCAAAATCGGTTTGTTTTAATCTATAATAACAAGCAGAATTATTTATATCATAATCATCATATTCATACTTTATTTCTGTTGTAGAATGTCCAGCACCCTTTATGAATGCAATATCAAAATATGTGATTCCATCATAAGTTTTTTGTATTGTAAAATAATCATTATTAGATTCACTAGCTGTTACCCAAACTAAATGGTTATATGTTTCTCTATTATACCCTTTAAAATATAACAATTCAACTGGTAATGGTATAATAGGTGTGAATGTATATTTTGTACCATTAACGATTATTGCGTTAACCTGTGCTGATGTGAGTGATTGAAAATTTGTAGGTGTTGAGCCTATTGTTGTGGTTTCAGTTGATGTTGATGTTGTGGGATTAGATTTAATATCACTTAAACTAATAAAATCACCACTTAAACTTCCACTAATACCTATGCTAGCACCTATTCCGCTTGAATTTATAAATGATTGATAGGTCCCTCTATTATAAATATACTCAATGATATTAGTAGTCTCATACAACTTAATTTGACAATCAATAGTACCACTACTATAACCAAATTTATTCCACCTTAACCCTAACCACTCTATTGTTAATACCCTATTTGGTGACGCACCAGTCAATTTATAATTAACATTTCCAGATGACCCAATTCTATTATCATCCCATAATACAGCTAATATTGTTCTTTCACTTGATGTATTTAAATTATTTGTTGGTTGTGTATTAACATTCGCTGTGTTCAATGTAATAAACCCATTAGTACTAGCCTTAAATTGTGTATAAGATGAACCATCATAAACAAATGTAAATCCAATATTAATTGAAGTTGATAAAGCATCATCAACACCAGAACTATGAATCGATGTTGGTGAAGAATTTGATGCCCATGTACTTGTTGAATATGTGTAAGTATAACTCGAATTTACTAAACTAAAAAGACATATTGGTGTCAGTAAAAATAATAATAATAATAAATTTTTCATAAGTGTATTTTTATATAAATATACATAAAAATAACTTAAAAAAAAGGCTATTAGTGAAAATTAAAAGAACAAATGAATCAAATTTTATGTCTATTTTTTTCTCTTTATTCTAGTTTTTTGTTTATTTTTTTTAACTGATGATTTTTTTTTATTTTTAGCTTTTTTCATAAACCCACCAATCCCACCAATTTTTAAATTCATGCAATTACCATTTCTAACTTTATTAATGGTAACAATTTGCCTTTCTCTTTCAGCCAATAATTCTCGACTTTCAACCATTTCAAGTATTTCAACTTTATGATTTTCTTTACCGTATCTTTTTATTGAGAATTTCAATGCTTTACCAGACCCCATATAACCATCACTTAGGTCATCAGTTGAATGCATTCCAATATAATATTTTTTATTGATTAGACAGGTTGTTTTATATATAAAATGATATTTTTTTTCTGATTTACTCACATATATAAATATCAACGTATTGGTAAGTAAGTTTAGTTTTATGTAACGCAATGCACCAAAAAATGGTATATATCACAACAAAAAACTAAAGCGGAGAACACAGGAATCGAACCTGACACCAAAAAGGTGCGTCACGATTAGCAGAAGGTATGGGATTCGAACCCATACGTCCCTTTTGAGGACGGACACATTAGCAGTGTGTTGAGATACCATTACTCCAACCTTCTATTTTTATTTGTAGTCCTAAAGGGATTCGAACCCCTACTCTAAGCTTAGAAGGCATATGTGCTATCCAGTTACACCATAGGACCATTATTATTGTACACTCGACAGGATTCGAACCTGTATCCTCGATTTCGTAGACCGACATTCTAATCCATTAAACTACAAGTGCATATCTCGCCATTATCTCGCCAATTTGGCGAGATATAAGGGCTGTACCGCCTGTGGGGGTCGAACCCACCTACCCATCCATATGAGGGACGGGCGTTCTCCACTGACTAGCGGCATTTGGCTCTGGGGGTGGGGCTCGAACCCACTATCCTCGGCTTAACAGGCCGTAGCTGTATACCACTTAAGCTTCCCCAGAATAAAAAAGTTCAGAGGCTTTGGGTTAGACACGCCTCAATATTACATGAGAGACCCCTTAGATTGCATGAACTTTGTACAGAAGGTGAGACTCGAACTCACATGTGACCAATTACCCTTTCTACAAGATATAAGCTTGGGGGGATACATCTGCATTTGTATAATCAGCCAAAATTATCTTTTTTTATGGGTTTTGGCTGATTATAGATGTAGGGAACATGGGACTCGAACCCATAACCTTTCACGTATCAGGCGAATGCTCTAACCAGTTGAGCTAGCTCCCTATTTTTGAGGTGGAAGCCCCATTACTTCCACCTTGTTTTTCTGTTGTGTTTCCACGTTTTGTATTCTCTCCATTTGTGGTTTGGTAGATTACCGTGGTGCCATGTTACCCACTCTTCATTATATGGTGGGTAGTAGTAATTTAACAATATCTTACGATACTCATTGTTGTTGTGAGCTTTACTTAATCTAGCTCTGTTAATGTTTTTACTCATAAGCTTTACTGTCTGTTGTTTAGCAGACCTTAAAGCTTGTCAAATTCTTTTTTCATATTTTTTATTTTAGGGGTTTCATCGGGAATCGAACCCGAATTATCAGAACCACAATCTGACGTGTTAACCGTTACACTATGAAACCCATTTTGCGGAAGAGGAGAGATTCGAACTCTCGGAGCCCTTTCGAGCTCGCTGGTTTTCAAGACCAGTGCCATAAACCACTCGGCCACCCTTCCAGTTTATTTTGTCACTTTATAACCATTATGTTCTAGTATGGTTATACACCAATTAATTAATTCTTCTGGTGTTAAATCACCTTTCATTTTATTAACAATCTCATGTGTGATTCCCATGTTATTTAGACTATTATCACCACCCTTACTAGATGGTACGATATGGTCTAAATTGTAATTGTTAACATATAAATTTATAGGTTTACCAGATAAATAACAAACCGTGTTTTCACCAAATTTTTCTAATACATTTTCCCATGTAAACGTTAAAGGTAATTCTTTGTTAATACCATCACTACTCACACCATTTTCTCTTTTTTGAAATTTTCTAATGGACTCAACAACATCTTTTCTTGTTTTAATATCTTTTTCTAAAACTTGAATTTCTTTTTGTTTTCTATGTTTAAACCTTTCAACTTTAGCTAATAAAATATTTTCTCGCCTTTTATTTCTTCTATTTTTAGATTTTTCTTTTTGATTTTCACCACAATAATATGATATAGTGCTTTTACTACAATCTAAAATTTTCATTATTTCATTGTAGGTTTTACCTTCTTCTCTTAATTTTAAAATTTCTTCTTTCATAACTCTTTTATTATAAATATGTAAAAAAATTATAAAAGTTCGAAACATTTCAAAAAATTCGAACCTTAATCTCTTAGCCAGCATTATCTGTTTCCATCAATCGCTACGAGGAAGCGGATTAAGTTTGATTGATACACCCACCAAGATTCGAACTCGGAACAGCGGTTTTGGAGACCGATATGATACCATTTCACCATGGATGTGTATTTTATTTACCAACATGTCAAAGAACTTGTCTTGGGTGGCGTATGGGGTTCGAACCCATGACCTCTAGAATCACAATCTAACACTCTAACCAACTGAGCTAACGCCACCATCTATTGTAACAAATATTACTATGTTACCATTTTCTTTTTTAAATCTTAGGTCACCGTTGTAACCCATTTGTTTTGCTTTTTCTTTATACTCGTCAACTATTTCGTCAAAGTTTTCGTTAAACTTTTTCACTTTTACTTTTCCGAGTGGTCTTACTAATTCTTCCATAGTTATAAGCATAAAAAAAGCCTTGATTTGTGGTCAAGGCTTTTTGTTAATATTATCTAAAATGTTTTACCATTCTATGATGTCATTTAACATACCTTGACCAGTATGGATGCTATTGCGTCTCCAATTACTAATCGAAATCATATGTATGTTAATTGTTCTCATCGTTTTTTATATTAAATATGTTGTTTTTTTAAAAAGTTTTAATTTATGTTACAAATGTACAAACTTTTTTTCAATTTGTCAAGTGTTTTTGTATTTTTTTTTAATTAGATGGACGTTCAATATCACCTCTGTCAATTGCTGATTCATTTTCAATAGCGTATACTTCATAACTTTCTATTTTGAACATTGGTTCACCAAGTTCATCAAATTCATTAGCAGCACCATTAAACGCAAATTCCTCCCAATGTTTTAATTCTTTATCACCTAGTTTAATAGCTTCTTCTTCAGAGTTTGCATATACATCAACAGTTTTCCACATGTGATTTCCACATGTGGAACCATTACAATAAAATATTTCGTATTGAACATTATATTTATCACCACGTTGCGTTGGGTTAAAATTATTTTTCTCTTGATAAGCGGTTGCGTCAAACTTTTCCATTTCATTTATTTGATTTTCATCAATACGTTTGATTTTGTTAAATATTTTTGCAAATGATTCAATGATAGCTTTTTCTTTATCAGAAATAATTGCTTTTCTTTTTGCTTCAGTTAAAAATTCTTTCTTTTTCATATAATAAACTTTTACTATAAATATTACGAAAAATGTAAAAAGTACAAAAAACAGTCTACGGGTGTATGACGGGAATTGAACCCGCATGTCGTAAGACCCCCGTTTCACAGACGGGTGTGGCAACCTAATATCCACCTCACACACAGCTCCCCAGACTGGATTCGAACCAGTAACCCCTCGATTAAGTATTTTCTAACCCATCATGTATTTCAGCATGACAATTAGAACAAACCAGTATACATTTATCTAATTCTTTTTTTACTTTATCCCAAGACCTGGTATAACCTTTATGAGCTATGCCAAAATCTTTTTCATTTGGGTCAAGGTGGTGAAATTCTAAAGCTCTTTTAGATTTATTATAACCACATCTTTCACAATACCCACCCTTATATTCAATGGCTTGTTCTTTTAATGTTTTTCTACGTTTAACAACAGCGTCAACCGCACATTTTTTACACCTAAAATAACCATCACTTCGCTTAACGAATTCGGTATTACCATGAATTTTACAATTTTTAATTTCTATACACATATTTATCTTTTATAATAAATATCTGATTAATTAAAAAAGTTAATCAAAGAACTAAATAAATGTCAACCAGTTTTAAACTAAACCATTAGAGTGCTCTAACCGTTGTAGCTACTGGGGATTATTAATTGTAACAAAAATTGTTACCTTTCCACCTTCTCTTTTAAATTTTAAGTTACCGTTGTAACCCATTCTTTTTGCTTTCGCATTGTATTCATCATAAATCTTATCGAAGTCCTTTTCAAAATCTGATACTTTTACAGTTCCTAACGTTCTTACCAATTCTTCCATAATTTTTATGTCATAAAAAAACCCGACTCTAGTTACTAGGTCGGGCTTCCGTTTTTTTAAATTCTTATTTTTAGAACTCAATGATATCGAACATACCAGACCTAGTTTGTAGACTATTACGTCTCCAATTACTAATCGACATTCTATGTATGTTATTTGTTCTCATTGTGTTTTTTATTCGTTTATTAATTAAATATATGCAAATATACTAATAGTTTTAAAATAATGCAAGTATTTTTTAAACTTTTTTTTATTTTTTTATTAATAAGTTGATTATCAATGTTTTAATTACAATAAATTTTTAAACATTTCATCAATTTTCCATTTTGGCATATCTAAATCCATACTAAATAGAATATTTCTCATCTTTTCTTCTTCTTCTCTTTGTTCATTAACGAATCCTAAGGCAAATGAGTATGTATCGTTATCATCTTCAGATTTTGCTTTGTTTGCAATATCATTCCAATTTTTAGTGACTTTCATTTCATGCTCTAAAGCTTTTTCAACTAAATCTCTAATATCATTAAATTCTTGTGGTACGTTTTTAACATTTGGTACTAATGCTCTAGCATTTTTTTCATAAAGATATTTGTATACTTTTGACATGTGTCCCAATTCTTCATCAGCATATTTGAAGAATAGTTCTGAACCACCAATCCAACCTTCATCATCTAACCAAGCACTAAATGAACGATAAATTTGTGATGAATATAATTCATTTTCAATTTGTTTATTTAATATTCCAGTTATAGCTTTACTTAATCTAGGTTTTTGTTCTACAGAATTTTTCTTTGCTTCTTCAGTTAAGATATTTGTATCATCACCTCTTTTTATTTTATTAAATGTATCAGCAAAACCCTCTAACATTAATTTTTGTTTTTTTAGGGCTTCTTCTTTTCTTTTAGCTTCTGATATGATTTTCATAATTCAAATTTATTAATAAATATCTAAAACAAATAAAAAAAACCACTATTAGGTGGTTTTATATTAGTTGTTCAAACTTTTCAATTTCCATAGCATTTATCGCCTTACCCAGTTCTGGTCCAGGTTTTTCTATTTTATATTTTTCCATAGCTTCTGGTCCCGTTACTTTTGGTAATTTAAGGTATTCTTCAAACGAATCAAGTAATTGTGAACTAACACCCATATTAGAACCAAAATTCCTTAATTGGTCATTAGACAAATCAGACTTTAAAAATAAATCTTTTAATTTCGGTGCTGTGTCAATATCCAAGTTTAACATAGCAATTAATGATGTTATTTTTTTAATCTCATTAACACTGTATTTAAGGTCATTTAATTTTTTAGCTAATATAGATAAATCGTTATTATGTAATAGTATTGCAATTAAAACAATTGGGTCATCATTATCTATAAATCGTTTATTCACTTTTAATCCCTTGAATACCCAATCAAATAAATTGTATTTATCAATTAACCCTAAGTATTGTTTTGTTGATTTCGCTGATGCTAATCCTTTAATAAACTCATCTCTAATTCTTTCACCAGATATACCTTCAAGACTTGCATCATTTTGTAATGCATCATCTGTCGCTTGGTCTAATTGACTACCAAATCTACCAGCAAATCTGATTGCTCTTAATATTCTTAACCTATCTTCACCAAACCTATCTTTAGGTTGGCCAACAGTTCTAACTATACCTTTTTTAAGGTCATCAATACCACCAACTAAATCAACAACTTCACCAGTTTCAATATCATAAAATAAAGCATTGATTGTAAGGTCCCTTCTGGTTAGGTCCCCATTAATATCAGTAAATTCAACAGATTCGGGTCTCCTACCAGAACCAATATCTTTACGCATAGTTGCAATTTCATATTCACCATCTGTTGTTACAACGTTAATAACACCAAAAGATTTTCCTGTTTCTAAAATGTTTGAAACAAATATTTCATTTTTTAATAATGAAATAACTTTATCTGGAATAGCATCAGTAACTAAATCAAAATCTTTTGGAGATAAACCAATAAAAACATCTCTAACGGAACCACCTACTATAAAAATATCGTGATTATTTTTTTTAAAAATATTATGAATTTTTAATACATTTTTTGGTATCTGAAAATCCATTTTTATTCTAATTTCTTTATTTTTCATCATTTTTTATCTTTTACACAAAGATATTAATTTATTTTTAATAAAGCAAATTAATATTGATGTTTTTAGTAGTCTACTATATATTTATAAATAAAAGATATGGCTAGAAAAAGAATATATTCATTAAATGAAGATTATTTTAATGAATTAGATACAACTAATAAGAATTATATTTTGGGGTTTATATATGCTGATGGTTCAGTATATAAAAATTATTTAAACATCACAGTTCAAATTTCTGATATATCAGTTTTAGAGTTCATAAAAAAAGAATTAAATTATAATGGACCAATATACATAAAACCAACATATTGTACATTAACTATTTCATCAAAAAAATTAATTAATGATTTAATTTTATTGGGTATAATACAAAATAAAACATATGAAAGTAAAAGTTTACCATTATTTAATACTAAATACTTTTCACAATTTCTATTAGGGTTTTTTGACGGTGATGGTTCAATTTATAAATCATCTAAAATTAATTTATATGAATATACTGTAAATTTTACTTCAAATTCTAGTATTTTAAGTGAAATTAAAACTTCGTTAAAAGAGTATTTAATTTCTTCATCTAATATAAGAAAACGTTATAGTAATGAAATATCATGTATGTTAGATATAAAAGGTTCAATAAATTTAGAAAAGATTTATACTTTATTTTATTCTAACCCACCAGAATATTTTTTTAAACGTAAACATAATAAATTTATTGAGTTTAAGGATAGTTTAAAAACTATGAATAAACGAAATTTTAAAAACGAAACAGTATTAAAAATAAAACAAATGTATCTGGATAATATAAAACAATCAGAGATTTCAAAAAAATTAAATTTAAAAGCATCATCAGTCAGGTGTGTAATACAAAGATTAAGAAAAAATAAAGAAATATAAAAAAAAGGTTTAATACCCCTTTTTTATTTAATGAACTAATAAAAATGTTTTGTGAACATCATTTCTTTGTGCACCTATATCAGTGTCACCAGTTGGTAATACAATTACATCATATGTGAATTTATCACTTTCTTCAGCTGGTAATTCCCATTGGAATTTTAATCTTTCAAGTGGTACATTATATAGTGTTGATATTCTTTTCTTTAATTCCATATCACCACCAGGTGCAAATTGTGGTAAACCAGTTTTCGGGTCTATCACATATTTGGTTTTTTTACCAGTTTCTGGGTCAATACCACTTGGGAATAAATCAGCAAATATTTGATTATCTTTTTCATCACGTCTTGGTACAATATCTGAAAATTTAACTTTTTCCAAATCAACTTGTTTTAATTCTTTTGGTGCTGAACCTTTCGAGAAATTCATAATAAATTTATCATCAGCTAAATTAACATATTTTGCTTGTTTAGTATAAGCATATGATTTAACATCAAACCCTGAATCCAACAAATCAGCTGTAACTCTTTTTGCTATATTATAATATGTATCACTAAAGAAATCACCAGCATCATTCCATCTAATAACTAATTGGTCAACTTGACCTTCTCTTCTACCTTGTCTTTTTAATTTAACAGCTATTGGTTCCAATTCGTCCATAATCATGTTATAGTATTCTTCTGGGTCATTCCAAAGTAAATTAAGTCTTCTCATTAATTTAAGGATTTTACCATCATTCATACCATAGAACCCCTTTCTAGCATAACATACCAATTGACAAGCACCAGCACCTGGACATGTGTTTATGTGTTTAAATTGACCATCTTTTTTATCATAAACAATACCATTGATAGCTGGTAAACCAGTATTAACTGTAAATTGATTTTTACCCTTATCTGTTTTTTCCATTTTAGGGTTTTTATCAAATATAGTTTGTGGTAATTCAGTTATCATTTTTTTGAATTTTTCAACATCCAAACCACCTTCTTTGTTTAATACAGCTTGTATTTGTTTTTTGTGATAAATAACATCTTTTGTACCACGAGATGCTCTTTCTTTAGCATCCGTATTGATTCTATTTAATTCATTATTCATATCATCAGCCAAAGACTGTGGTGTAACGCACTTAGCAATTGCTTCTGGGTGGTCTTCTTGCGCTTCATTAATTAGTTTATTATTATAAACACTAACTAATGATTCATTTAATAAATTATGTATTACTGATTTCATAATTATAAATATCTAAAAAATTATCTAGGTTCATTATTATAACCACATTTATGGCATAAATATAAATCTTCTTTTTTAGATTCAGATTCTTTCCATGACCATCCGCAATTTTTGCATGTGATTTTTTTATTTGTTTTTTTGTTTTCGTTTAAGGTTTTATTCAGATATAAAACCATTTCTTTATTTTTGGACCATTTATCACTATGTGGTAAAGTTTTAAATCCAAAACTTTTATAGAAATTAACTAAGTTACCAATATTTAAACCACTACCACCCATAGGTGAGGCATTTAAATAAATAATATCTTCACCAACTTGTTTAGCATACTTTATAGCTTCATTTACCAAAGCTTTACCATATCCACCATTTTTATAATCATCAAAAACAATTAAATGTTCGATTTTTAAAAATTTATCATCTGGGAATATCTCATAATATTCATCTTCAGTTAATTCATCTTCAAACATCCAATAAGTATTCATTAATTGTTCAACAATAATATAACCAACATTTGTTCTACCAACCATTGCAGATATGGTGACTCTACCATCATCATCAAAAGTAGTGAATGTAACTGGGTTTTCAAGTGCTTCATTATATAATTCTGTTAATTTCATTGGTTTAACCACTCATCTAAACTCATACTTTTATCAAAAGCATTATTCATTAAATCAAAGATTTGGGTCATTATCTCATTTCTTCTAAGTAATTTAAAAGCTATATTTTCTGGAGAAAACTCACCACCACCTTCAAGACCAGCTTGTCTCATTTTCTTCACTTTATCTTTTAACTTCTCTAATCTTTTAGCCACAATTTCAAAGTTACCTTTTTCGTATTCTTTTTTTATGTCAGCTAATTTATCTGTAACTACTTTGTATTTTGATTTAACCGATTCTTTATCAATCTTTGGATTAAGTTTTTCTGGTTTAACTACCCATTTTTCATCCATTAATGAATAAACACCTGTTGAATGGTGTTCCTGGTCAACACTTTGGATATATAATTCAACATCATATCCCTTTATTTTAATATCATGGCTATCATTCCAGGCTCTGGTTTTGAAATCAATTAAATCCTTTATTAAATCTTCTTTATCGCCAAATTTTTTAGTATTGATAAGTATGTGAATATCAAAATCAGAATATTTTGACCAATTATAATTAGCCAAACTACCAGTCAATATAATGTCTGATACTGGGATGTTTAAAGCTAAAGATTCATAATAATCTTTACCGATTTTTATTAATAAATCTTTAATTTCAGGTTTTATTTTATCTTCAGTTTCCCAAACTTCTGGGTTTAATATTTTTTTAATTTTAAATGAAGAAAAATCTAAATCATCACTTATTTCATTTAATGCAGCATCAATGAATAAACCTTCTCTTAATAATCTTTTTATAAAAATACTCATACTAATAAATATGAATAAGATATAAAAAAACCCATTTATTAATGGGTTCTAATTAATGCTTCACCTAACCTAATCACTCTTGTTTCAAATTCTTCATAAGTGCTATTATTATCTATTATAATATCAGCATCTTCTTTATTAATATTAAAAGAAGAAGAATCCTCATCTGGTAATCTTTCTGATGCATCAACCCAAATGATTAAATCAAATAATTCTTGGTTTATACATTCCTTTATTTCCCTATAATCTCGCATACCAACATAACACTCAGCTTGCTCTAAAATACCTTTAGCTAACTTAGCTTTATCATCAATATTATAATCACAAATTAATTGGTGCCATTCAGCTCTGTGGTTAACCCTATCTTCAAAACATTCTTCTGGTGTTTGGTATCCGTATTTTTCTTTTAATGCATCATATATGAATATTTCAGCAGCAGCTTGTGATGATGATTTAAATTTTAACCCGAAATTTTCTTGTAGTATTTCAGCCATAGAATCTTTCCCATGTCTAGCTGAACCAATTATTAATAGTTTTGGTAACTCCATATTTTTTGTTTTTTGCAAATATATTGTTTTTTTTTAAAAATAATCAATTTTTTTTATCATAATTTTCAACTATGACAAAAATTTCTTGTTTTTTAGTGATATTATGTATCACATTTAATACCCTATAGTATTGTTCTAAATCATTCAAATATATTAATTCACCATTTCGTGGTATATGTTTTACTTTTAATCTTGGTATAATCATTTCCCAAGCATTATTCATAATCGATATATTATATTTTCCAAACATATGTTAATTATAATTTTTTTATTTAAAAAAATAAAGTATTATTGATTAATATTAGTTATTTATTATATTTATAATTATAACAATAAATAAAAACTTTTAGCTATGAAATGTGGATGTACAACAAAACCAAGAACAGGAGTAAAGCCAAGAAATTAATTCATTGGTTTAAAGTTATAAATAAAAAAAGGACCAGAAGGTCCTTTTTTATTTTTGACATAAAAAGAATTAGGCAATTTCAACAACTTCTAACTCAAAAACTAGCGTCTTACCAGCCATAGGGTGATTACCATCTAATAATACTGTATTTTCATTAACTTCTCTAACTACAACATTAAACTGACCTTGTTCTGTTTGACTAGTTAATACTTCACCAACTTTAACTGTTGGTGGTACTAATGTTTTATCAACTTCTTGAATCATTTCATTAATAACATTACCATATGCTTCTTCTGGTACTAATGTTACTTTTTTAGATTCACCAATAGCCATACCTAATAATGCGTTTTCAAATCCAGGAATAACTTGTTTAGTCCCAATTGTAAAACTTATGGGTTCATTTCTTTTTACTGATGAATCAAATACCTCACCATTCTCAAAGGTACCAGTGTAGTGAACTTTTACTGTGTTACCATTTTCAATTTTACTCATAATATTTATTTTAATTTTAATTTATACATAATAGTACATAATTAAAATTAATTTGTAAATACTAAAAATAAAAAAACCCAACATGCGATATATGTTGGGTTAAAATATTTCTGAACTCTAGGTAGTTGTGAGACAGAAGCGTTAAGCGTCTTAAATATTTTTTAGTATTTAGACAAAAAACAGTCTAGTGGAGATGATGGGAGTCGAACCCATGTGTTACCTATTCTCAAAGAGCTTTCTACATGTTTAGGTTGTAATTTACGAATTACCCAAAACCTTTACAGTTCCCTTATTACAGTTCGGTTTACTGAAAACTAATCTTCTGCTATTATTTTTTAGACTCCGATAAGTCAGAGCTTTGGTGGTTTACCACCATCGCATTATCTTAGGCTAATGCAACCTCTCCTTCAACTACTTCTACCGAAGCAGTGTTTAGGAAGTTTTCGTCTATGTCAAATGAATTGCCATTTACAAAAATGATAGGTAATTAAAGTGTTTCCATCTAACACTACATGCTTACTAGACAAGACCATAAGTAGTCAAAGCCTGGACATCCCCATAAATTAAAGAACTTATATTACAAATATAGTAAATGTTTTTATAAATATCAACTTTTTTACAAAAAAAATGGGGAAATTTCTTTCCCCATTAAAATGTAGCACCACTTGTTATTTAATCGTTTAAAATTTGTTTGTCTGTTTTAGGCATTAAATTATCAGACGTTGCCTTTATTTTTGCATCTAATTTATCACATCTGGAATCAATTGTTCTTCTAATGTCGTCAAATTCAACATTAGTTTGATTGTGATTGTGATTAATCGTTTCATATACAGCTGTTATTAGTCTATCTATCTTATCATCTGTACATCTTTCTATATCATCCATTCTTCTATGAACATCATTTATGGTTACTTCAAAGGAATTACCATCAACCTTATGTTTCAACTTAATGAACGCAACCACAATACTTGTTAGTATTGCAACAGCACCCAATGTTGATAAAACTGATATTATTATTGTTTCCATATTACTTATTTTTTAATAAAATTGTTATATGGTGCTACATTTTTATTTATTTCTTATCTTTTGGTTTGTTTTCAACAATACCATCAATAATACCATAAGCTAACGCTTCTTCAGAATTTAACCAATTATCACGGTTACAATCAGCTAACACTTGCTCTCTTGTTTTACCACAATAATCACCTAACATACCAAATAAAATATCATTGTATTTAATTGCTTCAGCTAAACTGATTTTAATATCTTCAACATGACCAGATGCCCCAGAACTAACTTGGTGTAACATTACCCTACTATTCGGTAATGAATATCTCATACCCTTTGTGCCAGCACCTAACAATATTGAACCCATTGATGCAGCCATACCTGTGTTAACTGTTGATATGTTTGATGATACATAATTCATAACATCAACCATACTTAATCCAGATTTTACTGAACCACCTGGACTATCAACATGCATCGTTATAATTTTATTCTCAAGGTTATCTAAGAACATTAACTGAGCTTGCACAACTGTACTCATGGCATCATTTACTGGACCAGCAACCCAAAGTATTCGGTCCATCATCAATCTTGAAAAGATATCCATTTGAGTTACTCTCATTTCCCTTTCTTCAAGAATATAAGGGGTTAATGATGCACTAGTACTATATATCCTATCTTGCAATTTTTCCCAATAATGGAACTGCAAACCACTAACACCCATGTGTTTTGTGGCATAATCTTTAAATTCACTATAAAAATCTATCATATTCTATTAGTTTGAATGTATACTGGGGTATTTTCACCCATCCAGGCTCCCAATATATTATAGTCAAAATATTCAATAGCTTCTTCGTATGTCATACCATCACGTTCAACCATAATATTTAATATTTTATCAACATCATAAGCAACAACAGGGCCGAGATTTATCCTCTCGGCCATGCCAATAATTGCTTCATCAAAACCATCACACAAAAGTGCATCTGGATTTATTTCTGCTATTTCTTCTCTTGTCATTATGCTTCTGTTTCTACTTCAGAGTTTCTTTCTTGAGAATAGATTAATTTAATCAACTCTTTTAATTCAATACATTGTTCAGCACCATATTTTTGTAATAAACCACTGAACGTTGAGAAATCAGTTTTACTAATCACTAGTTTGTCTTTTTCCATATCATAATGAATACCAGCCAAAGCTTCATCAGCGATAATTACTTTTTGCACATCAGCCAATTGGTCAAATACAGTTTCGTTAATCACAACAAAAACATCAACATTTGTTTTGTATTTTGTTAAATCATTTGTTTTAACTAATTTGTAAATTTCTTTTTGTCTGTTATTCACTAAAACTTCGATAGTCACATTTCTATCCAAATCAGCGTTAACAATAAGACCATCAAAAATTGCTTTTGTGTCTTCAAATGGTTGTTCAAATTTTGCCATACTTTATTTTTTAGTTATTAATTAATTAGATTGCAAACTTACTAAGTTTTTTCTTTTTCGACAACTTTATTTTCAACTTTTTTTAAATTTTCTAATATTTCACGAGTTTCATCATCTAAATTAGTTGGCATATCTATGTCTAATACCACCATTAAATCACCTCTAGCTTCAGAATTTAATAATTTCATACCTTTACCAGAAACCCTCAAAATATCACCAATTTTGTTTAATTCTGGGATATTAATTAATATTTCTTTATCATCTATTGTGTTTAATTTTATTTTATCACCCAAAACTAAAGTATGGTATGGTAATTTTAAGTTACATTTTAAATCATTACCATATCTTACAAAATTTTTGTTTGGTATTTCACTAAATACTACAACTAAAGAACCTGATGTACCATTTTTTATTGCTTGACCCATACCCATATATGTTGAAGCCATACCATCTTGCACACCTATTGGTATTCCTATTTCGATTGTTTCTTCTTTGTTTTTTAAACCTGAACCAGAGCAATCATTACACATACTAATATATGTAGTTCCATGACCTTCACAAACGTTGCAAGTATTCATATTTTGCATAACACCAAATGGTGTTCTAATATTTTGAATAACTATACCTTGACCATTACAATGACCACATTTTTGAACACCAAAACCACCAGATGAATTACAATTTGAACATGCTGAATCTCTATTATATTTTATTTTTTTAGTACCACCATTAAAAATCTCTTCCAAAGTTAATTTAATGTTTATTCTAAAATCTTTACCTTTTCTATTTCTAGCTTCATTTCTAGGATTAAAACCAAATCCAAATTTACTGAACATATCACTAAAATCAGCACCAAATCCACCATTTTTTGGTGCGCTGTGACCAAAGGTATCATACTGTTTCTTTTTATCATCATTACTTAAAACATCATATGCTTCAGCGATTTCTTTAAACTCATCTTCATTACCACCAGAATCTGGATGCTTTTCTTTGGCTAATTTCCTATATGCCTTTTTTATTGTGCTTGCATCAGCATTTTTATCAATACCTAATACATCATAATAATCTCTTTTACTCATCTATTTATTTTTTATTAAAAATAACTATAATTATGTAATAAATCAATAGTTAATCGTATGTATAGAGTAATTCTACTAAAGGATGGTGAATATAAAAAAACATTGCATAGATGTCAAACAAGAGAAACATCATTTATAAAATTTAGAGCAATTAAAGAGAAAAATAAATCAGTTATTTTCCCAAGAATGCATGTTAACTATAATAAGATAACATCAGTAAAATATAAAATATGTGTGGTCAAAGATACTGAAGATGGTGACACATTTAGAATGCTTAGGGATAGTTATGGTAAATTATTCCAGGAAAAACCACTAGGTGATTGGACTATATTAGATGATTCTGATTATCAAATTGAAGAAACTTTCTGGTTATATGGTAAAGACCCAAAAAATGATAGGGTAACAATACATGATATATTAAAACCATTAATGAGTGGTACATATAAAAAAAATATAACCAAACAAATTATCGTTGTTCATAATAAATTAATAATACACAACGAAGAACAATTTGATATGGTTATATGTAAATGTATTGAAGATGCTCAAAGATTGCACCACACATTAGCTAAAGTGTCTAAAAAGAACAAATTAAATAATTTAATCTTTATGGGTACATCGAGTGAAGCCACAATATCAAGAATGTATGATTTAATTAAAGAAAAGACTGGGTGGCCCATCCGAAAAATATGGAGGACCACCACAAGACCTTAATCTTCAGATTCATCATCTAATTCAACTTCATTTTCTTGTGAATCTTTACCTAAATCAGCACCTTTACCGATATCAAAATTACTTGCCAAATCTTTAATCATTTGGTCAACTTTTGCCATATCAGCATCGTGCATCATTACTGGGTTTATGCATTCAATTCTTTCTTCACCATCTGTTGGTAAGAAAAACGCCATACAGTTGGCTTCTCTTTGCGCAATTGCGTTGTTTACGGAGTCCGCAAATGCTCTAATTATTTCTCCTTGCATCATCACCTCTCTATCAAGGTAAAATACTAAAATTAGTGGGTAACCCTTTTCTACACTCATTTCTATTGATTTATGTATTCGTTATATGTCATTTCTTGAAATTTGTTAACTTCATTAAATTGGTTAACTAATTTATCAATGACGGTTTTTTTATTCTCTATATTTGCATATTCACATTTTAATGGTGAGCCACCATTATCCATAACATATATGATGAAGTTGTTTCCAGATTCATCAATTTCTTTTGACATTATTTTCATTTTTTAAATCGATTTATTATCTTATTATATTAATTTAAGAATATCGATTTTTTTTGAAAGTGTAAAGGTTAATAACAAAAAAAACCGAATATTTCTATTCGGTTTTTAAAGGCTGTGTCAGAATGCTGGGGCTATATAGCTGAACCCTGTAAAGCTTTGTCACTTTTTATTTTTAAACCAAGTAACCATCGGTTTTTGCAATGGGGAGGCTCGCACCCCACCGCTCTGCTTGTATCGAATTTATATTTGTAAATTGATTGCAGCATGCATTCTTTACACAGTAAGTATTTACACTGTAACTGGTGCGTATCTTTCAGATGAAATTACTTCCATCATCATTGAATAAGGGGTTAAGTCCTTACCAGATAATACACTTGTTAAAAGTGATGGGCTAAACCCTGAAACTAGGTCGTTTTAAATATTCGTTTATATTTATATAATACAAATATACTAATAAAAAATAAAAAAAACAACAAATATGGAAAAAATTTACATATATACATTATCAGACCCTATAACCAATGCTGTAAAGTACGTTGGTAAAACCACAAATATAAAAAGAAGATATCAAACATATATGAAGGAATCTAGAAAAAAAAATAAAAACTCATTAGTTATCACATGGGTTAAATCACTATCTAAGTTTGGGTTAAAACCAAAAATGGAAATTATTGATGAAATTTATGGAGAGTGGGAATGGTTGGAGCAATACTGGATTTCACAATTTAAAACATGGGGATTTAAATTAAAAAATATGACTGAAGGTGGTGACTATAACCCAGCTAACCTACCCGAAGTTAAAGATAAAATATCAAAAGCATTAAAAGGTGTTGTAAAAACTAAAGAACATAAATTAAACATATCTAAATCAAAATTAGGTAATCCAGTCCATAATTCCGTTAGTAAGAAAAAAATAAGTGAAGCAACAATTGGTGAAAATAATCCTATGTATGGTAAAAAACATTCTGATGAATCTTTATCTAAAATGAAATTAAAAGTTTTACAATTTGATTTATCTGGTAATTTAATTAAAGAATGGGATTCTGCGGCAGATGTTGAACGTGATGAATCAAACTCTTGGTTAGCTAGGAGTGTAAATAGGTGCGCTAAGGGAGATAGGTCAACAGCTTACGGTTTTAAGTGGGTTTATAAAAATAAAAAAGGTAGGGGTTAATTCCTACCTTATAGTTTAAATATATAAACTTTTCTTAACAAATCTTTATAATTTTATTATTAAAAGTATTGATTTTATTAGGCTAAACATTAAAGTATGTATATAATATAGTTATAAACCATTTTTCCAACGCTCATAATCCTCGTCAATATTCCTAAATGACTTATCGTATTTTATCGGTGTCCCACGAAGTTCCATTAATTTAACTAAAACTGCTTCGTTAATTGTTTCTACTTGCATTTTACCATTAGATAAAATACTGTTCACAATGTCGATTATTTCCTCGTCATTTTCTCTGTTAATGTAATTTGTACTCATATCTATTTTGTTTAAAGTTTATAAATAAAACGGCTTATAACAACGTGTATGTTGCATTAAAACGACAACATACACGCAGCCGTTATATATTAATACTTTGGTATCTATCACTATTAACAATCTTAAGCATCATAGATAATGGTGTTAAATCTTCACCACTTAATAAATTTATTAATAAACTTGGTGAAAAACCACTAACCAAAGATACACCTTCTTTGTTAAATTGAACTGGGAAGTTGTTGTTTCTAGCTTGTATATTCCAGTATACAATCTTAGGCATTTTGTAACCAGCTTCAGCGTATTTAGATTCGAAAATCTCTTGCGCTGATTTGTTCCAGTTACCTCTAGTACCTTGATTGAACTCCATATCTGATAAAATCAGAATCATTGTTGGCATTTCAGACTCTGGTACATTATTTCTAACTGCTGAGTCAAGTATTGTTGTGAATACTCTTTCAATGTTTGTACTCATATCCCAGTCAGCTCTAGCTAATTGTTTATATCTTTCAGATAAAGAACCTTTAAGGACTTGCAATTGTGGTCTGTCAGAAAAAGTTATGAAGCTATCTTTAAAAGCACCTTCATTTCTTTCTGAAATGTATAACCCTAACGATATTGCAACATCCATACATGTTACATTTGGGTTATTTCCAGCAGCACACTCCATTGAACCAGATACGTCAACAACTGGTAAGAATTGTTCGTTGTTGTTTTCCAAATAATTTGGAAGTGCATTCCATTGTGCATCAGCACCATTAGAATTACCGTATTTTAAGTTTTTAACGATATCGTATGGGTATACTGCTCCAGCATTGATTTTAACATCACCTTTCTTAACAGATTCAATGAATGTTGTAAATCTTTCACCATCACGCTTGCCAAAAGCTCTCATGTAGTCAGACATAGCTCTAGATGGTACATGTGAGTAGTTAATCTTACCAAATTCGTTAGCACACATTAATTGCTCAACAGTTGTTGATAATTCAGCTAACATTTTTCTGTAAGCACCTGGTGTTAATTTCAAGAATTTTCTCAAAGCATTAGCTTGTCTTTTCTTTTCTCTATCATTAACGTTTGGTCTTGGCATCCATTTAGCTGCCAAACCATTACCATTTTTAAGAGCATAACCAATTAATGATAACGCATCAGTTTCTAATGGTGTACCAACAAATGTCAATAAATCATCCCATCTACCAAATTCTGAGATTAACGTTAAGTTTTTTCTCATAGTTTCAGTTCTTGATGAAGATAAATATTTAATTATATCTTTAAAGATTTGTCTTTCACCAGCACCACCTCTAACGTCACGAACCCAGAATAAGATTCTCATTGCCGTTAACGCATCTTCTTCGTATGCTTTAACAAACATATTGATTAATCTGGTTTTATCCTGACCCCTCATTGCACCTATTTGGAAAAATAGGTTAACACAATCATTTAATGATGATGAATTTGTAACCATTCCGTTTTCAGTTACTGTGTTTTTTGTCTGTAAAGCATCTACTAATTTCATAATCTTATGTTTTTGTTTTTTAATTAACTTTTGCAAATATACTAACTATTTTAAAAAATAACAACTTTTTTTATATTTTTTTCAACCAAACTCTAATTTTTGATGTATTGTTCTGTAAATCAGTGAATTCTATATTATTCATTTCACCATCTTCGACAGCATAAGGGCTAATTTGACCAGAATAATGACTACCACCGAATGGGTAAAAGTAATAAAGTGTTAAACTTTTATTAGTTGACCCTGTTATTTGACTGTAAGTATATGGTCTTTGTGCATTTTGATTTAGGATATAATTATTAGCATTAACAAAATTAATTGTATCATTTGGATAAGCAGTTGAAAACGCTGACACTATCTTAATTATAACCCATTTAGTACCTACTAATGTATTTTGTGTTTGAGTGCCACCACCAGGTAATACACCACCATTACTATAACCATCTTGCCAAGTAGTTGTATCAACTGTTTCTGGGACTTGTTCGTATGGTCCTTTATATTTTTTACAAGAAGTTGCTAACACTAAAATTAATAAGCAAATAAATAAATTTTTCATATATTATTTTTTTATACATTACAAATATAATGATAATATTTTAATCCACCAAATTTTTATTTATTTTTTTTTATAAATTTCACAAATACACCACCAATTTCAAGTTCGATGATTTCATTATGTATGAATTTATCACTAGGTGCATTTGATTTATAAA